TCATAGTCCCAAGCCTTTCTTCCTGGGCTTAACGATGGTTCGTGGTGGTGGATTGACAGTTTGATTCTGTCGCTTGCCACACAAGTAATCGTTCAGGTCTTTATGTCCGTTGTAGTTGTTGGAAAAGTCGCGGATGCGTCCGGCAAACTCTTTTTTCAGTTCCCAATATGCTTTCCGTCCTGCCTCGTCATTGTCGAGCAGACAGTGGATGCGCTCGTACCCGTGTAGCACGTCTATGGCTTTGGAAACATTGGCAACCGAATTGAGAATGACGTAATCCTGCCCGTCAAGGCTGGGCATGGCCGGGCAGTTCTTCATCCGCAACGTAAGGAATGAAAGGTAGTCCGTCATGCCCTCGAACACGAGGCATTTCTCTCTCGGCTCACCCGCCTGCCGGATATGGCTGATGTCCTTCGGTGCGATGCAGCCCTTGAAGAAACGGTTGCGCACTTCATATCCTCCCGCCACATTCGGGAAACCGATGGCGAAATATGGCTTGCCGTTATGGGTGAAGTGCAATTCCTTACATTCCGACTTTGCCAAGGTGGTATCTATACCCCGTTCCTGCAAGTAGCGGAGCAATGCCGGATGGGAAAGTTCTTTCACTTCCTGATGTTGGAAACTCGGTTCGGATGCCTGCTGGTGAAAAGAGAAAGATACAGGTCGGACGTGTGGCATTTGCTCCGCTATCTTACCAAGCAAGTAGGGTACATAGTCCGAACAGTAAAGTTCCTGCGCCAATGCGATGATGCTGCCGCCTCTGCCCAGTCCGTAATCGAACCACAGATTGTGTTCCACGCTCACCTTGAACGATGCTTCTGTTTCCTGCCGGAACGGGGATTTGTACCAAAGGTTGTTTCCTTGCTGCTTCACGGGCGAGTATCCCAAACTTTGCAGATAGTCCGCCAGTTTGATTGTTTTTGCTTCTTGAATGTTCATAATGTATATTCCTACGGATTTGATGATGGTTGATAAAGCGATGATTTGATGAATGGTGCTATATTCTTATTGGATATCAACACAATAGCCTCTCATCACGCTTTCATCAAACCATTTACCGAAAGAGAAAGCATGTCGGTGGTTTCTTTCTCTTTTCATCAGCAAAATGTCTTTGATGGAAGGTCGATGAGAGCGTAGCAGTCTGTATTCCAATATTTTTATATACTTATTCATCATTTCATCAAAATAATCATAGTGCCTCTAAAAAGGCTCTTGTCACGGTGTAAAACCTTCCTGTCCTGCGCAGCGGAGAGTAACGGCATTCACGGCTGTAGTCCACTTGGTAGGTGGTATATGTGAGGGTGTTGTGGGCAGGTGTCAGTTTCCAACATTCCTGCAATACCTTCCGTACCTGATGTTTCTCCGCTTTGACATACGTATTTGCCAACAGAACGAGTATATCATGCGGACAGAATGAAACACTGTCCACATTCATCGTTGTCATAATATCGAGAAGCAGCTCATACATTTCAATCTCCAACCGGTTGCGGTTGCTGCGGATAATTTTCTGTAAGGCTTCTGTATGCAACAGTGACGGGGCAAACCACATCCGGCTTTCTTTCTCGGTGAATAGCAGCCTGTACTGCAAATGGTAGAGGAAAGCAGGTATCTCAGCTTTCAGTTTTTGCAGGAAGTCGGTATCATCGGACTGCAAGCGGTCTATCTTCCGCACCCAATAGCGTGTTTCCCCTGCGTCTATGATGACGGGCAGATACTCGTTATTGGAACACAGCACGAACTTGGCGAAGAAGCCGATTTCGTCACGGTCTTTCCCTTTGGCTTCCACCTTGTAGGAAAGTGTGGTGCTGAGGTTCTTCAACCGCTCGCTGTCCTCCCTGCGGCTCAACAACACTTCGTCCACCACGATAAGGAGTTTCCCTGCCCAGTCGGAATTGAACTGGCTGCGGAAGTCCTCGTTGGTGTTGAATGTGACATTGTTCTGAAACAGGGCTTTCAGAAAATTCAGGAACGTGCTTTTACCTGTATTACGTTCTTCCGATACCAACAGCAGGATAGGCAACTTCTGAATCGGTTGCAGGTATAGCAGTTGCAGATAGTCCATACCTAATTCGTATTGTTCCCCGAAGATGTGCCGCACCAAAGATTGGATGTGCGAGAAGTCGCCCTCCTGCGGTCGATGGTCTATCGGTTCATAGAGGTTCAGGAACTTGTCCACTATCGGACGGTAATTCACATGGTCGGGGACTGTGCAGAAGCCATCATACTTCGGCACGCTGGCAAGATAGTGTTTGCCATAATCCTGCCGGAGTGTCTCGTTGTTCCACACGATGCGTTTCCTCACATAGTCTCCGTTCAGCCGGGGCTGGTTCACTAACTTGTAGAGGGTCGTACCTACCCGTATGAACTCCTCCTTTCTGATATTACCTTGTTTCATAAGCACTTCATTTTGTTTTAATCAATGCAAAGCTCGGCAATTCGGATAAGACGGATTGACAACTCACGCGTGACTCACGTATGATTTTCTTGGATTTGGCACAAACACATACAAATAAAGTCCGAAGATGTGCCACTCTGACGGGTTCTTCTTCGGACTTGTCGTAATCGGCAATACGCTTATTCGAATACTTATATGAATATATTATCGGCAATGGGAATACGCATAGGTTTCACTACTTTATGTCGTCACATCAATGTATTTATGCCTGATAATTAGACGTTTTCATACCATTCATGTCCAGCGAAAAGAAGATGCTTGCTTTCTCTTTTCGCATGTACAGCCTTTCAAACAGGAGTTTGCGCACCTGCTCCGCACCGAAGCTGTCGATACGGAATGCAAGCACGACTATAATCTGAAAACTGAACACATCTGCATGACAACCGTTATTCAGCTGTATATACTTTTGTACCTTGTATTCGTTTAACACGCCGCTTTTATATACCGCTCTGATAGCAGCACGGAGTGTCGGGGCGATTACCCCGAACAGCTCCACCAGTTCCGGCTCGCTCATCCATATACCTGAAATGTCTTCTGGCAATATGACGCTGCCGTATTCGTTTATTGTCATGATGCTCCTTTCCATTTCCATACTCATGACACCGTTATACCGTTAAATGTCTTACTCAGTTTATCGCCGAACATCGTCAGGTCGGTATTCAGTTTCTGCGTGGTAATCTTCGCGTATATCTGGGTCGTGACAATGTTCGTATGTCCCAATACACGGCTTACGCTTTCGATCGGCATTCCTTTGGTCAGAGCCAGCGTTCCGAATGTATGCCTTGCACAATGGTACGAGATTTGCTTCTCTATACCGCATTCACTGATAACCTTTTTCAACTGTTTGCACATCGTCCAGTAGTTGATTTTCCCGAACACGGACTTGTCTCCCGAACGGTTCTTGTAGCGTTCGATTATCTGCATGGGAATATCAAGCAGTTTCACTTGGAAAGGGACATCGGTCTTGTGCCGCTTGCCGATTATCCATTTCTCTCCGTTCACTTCCACGATTTCATCCGTGGTCAGTTCCTTCATGTCCACGAAACTAAGGGCGGTGAAGCAGGCGAAGATAAAAAGGTCACGCACCAGTGTGAGTGTGGGATTTTCAAACTCGTGTGTCATGATGGTCTTTATCTCGTCCTCCGTCAGATACTCACGCTCCTTCACGTTCGGGCTGATATGGAACTGCGCAAAAGGGTTTCTCGGTATCAGCCCGTTATAATGCGCACGCATCACCACGCCCTTCAGCCACATGCAGTTGAGCCATATCGTGGCGTTCTTCAGCCCCCGTTCGGCAGTAAGATAAGCCGCAAACTCCTTGATGAAGTCGGGTGTCAGTTCGAGCATCGACATATCCGTGCGCTTGTAGAACGACTTGATGAAAGCCGCCACATAGTTCCTCGCACGCATCATCACCTTGTATGTGCCGATGGTGCGGTCTTTTCCCACACGTTTGAGGAAGTTGGCGCAATCCTTGTCAAACGCCCGGATAAGCGTCTCATACTCGCTGCCGATTCCCTGATAGGCGTTGCGCACCATTTCCGCCGTCACGAACGCCTCTCGGTCGGAAAGTTTCTGGTAGTGCTTGATGATTTGCGCCTTGATGTTGTCAAGGGCGAGGTTGATGTCCCGTGCCCCCTGGCTCTTGCCTTTCGCCCTGTTCCCTTTCACGTCCCAAAGTGTCTTCGGGATGTTCTGCTTGCAACTGAACTGCGCCACAGTCCCGTTGATTGTCACCCGTCCCATGATGGGGACAATACCGTTCTTCTCCTTGCTGCCGTTCACGTAGAACAGCACTTTGAATGTGCTTCTTGCCATACTCGTTTTTTTGATTGCAAAATTAAGTATCAACGAGTTAGACCTTGTAAGCCAAACACAGCCATACGGAGAAAATGTCAGTGCCACGTGTTAAAAATCACATTTCGGCGGGTAATGATTTGAAAACCTAACGGCTTCATAAATCCGCTTTCATTTGCATTACCCCGTTTTTTTGTCTGTCCTCTTTTGTCCTCGCAAACGCCTTATAAACAAGCATTACGAAGACATTTCCTCCTTTTTATTAGCCTTTTCCAGAGATTTCTAATAATTTTGCTATTGTCCAGCTTTTTCCACCCCCAGTAGTTCCTAATACAGCACAATGACGGCCAAATAATGAATTTAAAGAAATATTGCACAATGAATCATTTGAAGTCAACTTCCCCAAGGGAGCTAAAGGTGCATCAAATTCATCTTTTTTGACACCAAATTTTGAAATATACATCCCCATTTGCTCATCGGAGCAAGAATAAACTTTTGCACCGACAGATGGGTACCGAGATACAGTTTTGTTAATCACTTCCGGCTTATAAACATCAAATAAAGCAAGTAATTCAATTTTTGCTATAGGATGAAACATTGTGTCCCTTTCGTTAATGTTTTTATCCGTTATTTCTGTTCTTTCACCTTGAGGAAGGCTTTGCTCAAAAATTCGACCAAGAAATCCATATTCTTGACCTTCAATAACAACAAAACTTCCAACAGATCCACCGAAATATATTTCCCCATTAAAATAAAATGAGTGTAAAAGTTTTGCTGAAGGAATTTGCATGCGGACATGTTGCGGAGTTACTTCACAAATGTATCCTACAAACTTATTATGATCAAATGGCTTCATCTTGATTTTTTGGCAGGTTAATGTTATATGAATCGTTGTATGGATAATTCTCTACAAAGGCTTTGAACTTTGAGAAAAGGACTGTAACATTAGGCATAACCTTTCCGTCTTCAGAAACATATTCAGGTACTAACTGATGAGTTATCCCACTATCAATCCATTCTTCTTTTTCGTTTTCTTCTTTCTTTGCTATTTTTTTCATTCCATAGCATACTATGAGCAAGTGGAAATTGGGATTTTGAAATACAGCTTCTTTTATTGCATTCTGAATATGTTTATCTTGAAATCCAAAGCCGGCAACTATCAACAATGTCCCCTCTTTTCGCAATGTAGTTTGCAAATGAGACATCATTTCAAAGTAAGGTTGCTCGTAACTACTTTCATATTTTTCGCTCGCCGGGTAGATAATGCAAGGATGTTCTGTACTTTCTTTTTGGTATATATTATCACCTGCTTTTTCCCAATCTATGCTTCCGTGTAACTTAAATAATTGTATTACATTAGGAATAAAACTTTCTTCTTGTTTAACCCTTGTATGTTCTCTAAATACAATATCATGGTTAAAATTAGCTCCATTGAATATACGAGGATAAGAAAATGAGAACCCGTCAATTATTGTATAATTCATTTTTTGCGCAGCTTGTTCAAACAGCGTGTCATAGTTTGTTGTATATAACTGCACTCGTGCCTCCGAAGGCTTGCGGGCTGTCAACTTCCTAATAAAGTCTTGATGATGCTTGTTTGTTACATCTAATTTCAGCCGACAAGCGTCTGCTATTTTCTTCTCCAATTTATTCCTTAAAGAATCTCCATTTTTATCTTTTATTTCTCCATTCAATTTTTCATATAAGATTGTGAATGATAAAAAATCCTCTATATTTTTAGATTGAATTATCGAAGAACATTTTTCTTTTAAGCACCCTTCTGTTGCCATAAGGGCATTTCCTATCGCTTCTATTTCCTCCTTATAGCTATCCCATAGTTCTGTCCTTGTTTTTCCTCCATTCTCCCCATTTTCCATAGATGTCCCTGCTGCCGTTAAGACGGCGACATTTTTAAAGTGGCTTGTGTAACGAACAATATCATTCGCTATTATACGGAAAGACTCGGCACTCGCGTTTGACTTAAATTCAGCGATTCCATCGCCATCCTTTTGAGGTTGCGGTTCACCGTTTATATACCAATGAGTTTCATCATATGAAACAGACTTTACAGCAGTTTTATATAAATAAATTTTGTCCATACTATAATTCACCATTTAGTAGTTTTATAACCTTATGAATCTCAGAGTACGCCTTCAAATCCTCTGGCGATTCCTTACAGAGCTGACACAACTTTTCGGAATTTGACATCGCCCGTTCCAAGTATCCATTCTCTGTCAGGTATTTATAGAGGTTGGTGCGTATGAAATATCGTTTTGTCTTTTCATAGCCCGGCATATATTTCTGCAATTCGGGAAGTAGCTGTTCGTAACTATCATATCGCCTACAAACCATATTAGGCAAAAAGTGGAGCAAAAACCAAAATTCCGTACATGGATTCGTTTCTACAAACATTACCCTTTCGGCATACTTCTTTGCACCATATTTTTTCTTTGCCCGTTGATACAACTGCATTTCAGATGGAAACTGAAACAGCCTATCCATATCAAACAAGCAGACGATATAATCATACTGCTTGTTTAGATAGGACTCTACCAGTTTCAGAATATGATTGATGTCGCTGTGCTGCGGAAAATCAGGCGCAACCTTGAAAGGATAGCGACACGCAATCCTCAAAGAGTCGAAATAGAACCATTCCGTTTCTCCCTCGCCTATGATAGCGATACTTTTTGTCACTGTTCGCCCCATACCATTAGTCATTTAGGTTTATATACTGGCTACCCAAGAACGGTAACTTTACTAATTTTCCCTGCTTGTAGGCATTATATGGGGAAAGATTCTTATGAAGTCCCAAAGAAGATAGGCGCACAATTTTAGTTTCGCCGAATTCGTCTTTGTCAGTGAACCATATCGTATCACGGCGAATGAAATCCTCGTTGAGAAGATTAATGTCATGGGTTGTCAAGAGCATCTGGGACGTTCCATTGCTGTTTGCCAAAAATACTTTTATGAAATAAGCTAATAACTCATAATGAATACTTGTTTCCACTTCATCTATAGACACAAACCGATTGGTCTTTAACAGGAAATTCAGTATCACCGCCATTCCCAAGAACCTCATGGTGCCATTGGATTCGTATTCTTCCGACAAATCATATACTTTATCGCCAGCCTTATGCTTGAAGGTCAGTTCCGTATTTGTGATTTTACCCTTTCTTAGCATTTCTGCCTTTGCGTCCTTATCAATAGGAGCATTCTGAATTAATTGTTCCAATTCAGGAGTAATCAGTTCTTCCTCTTCGTGTAATGCCACGTCTTCTATGTTGAAATCGGACGCTTTTAGGAATTTTAAAATGAATTTCTTCAAATCTCCTGTCTCGTCTTTATCTAATCGTGATTTGACATATCCCGAAAGCAGCATGCTGGGAGCCAGTACATCTTTTACCTGTTTGGCAAAGTAATCGTACACATCATTCAGCTTGGTACGTTCCACATTGCTTTTACCAAATGCGGCAAGCACACTGCAATTATTGATAGTATTGCCTGAAATCACATCTTGGCTTTTCTTTGTCATTTTCAGATTTACGCCAAAGTCGATGGTTGTGGAATCTGTTGCGGCATCATAACTTCGATTATACAATCTGGTAGGACGAATGGAATCATAAACGATCAATGTCTCGGAATAAATATGCTTGGCATCCAACTCAAAACTAAGGATATACTTCGATTGATTGATATAAAAAACCATAGACATCTTCGTAATTTCATTCCTCGAAATGTCATCCAGCATGAAAGGAACTACTCCGGTTTTCTCATTCCGGTCTTTAGGCATTCTTAAAACCAGCATCTTGAAGAATTCGATGGCATTTAATATATTTGTTTTGCCGGAAGCATTGGCACCATAGATAATGCCCACTTTCAGCAATCTTACCCCCTCTTTAACTTCATACGAATACTCATCAGACATAAAAGTATCTACTGATGGCTCAAAACTGATTTTCTGAGCCGATTTGATAGAGAAAAAATTCTCAATGCTGAACTCTGCTATCATAATTGTTAAATTTATCTGTTATATAGCACAAAGGTAAGAATAAAATTCCATATAATAAATTATAATCCATATTATCGTAATAAAATTACGAAATACACAACAAAAACAAACACACTTACTTGTTTAGATTGTTTTGAGAAGTATTGATAGTTTTGAGATTTTCTCAAAAGCCAGGGATTATCCATAAAGATCGTACCCAAATTATCGTTATGCTCATGTGCCATAGACAAATCTACTATTTGGTACGGTAGCGTCAATATTCTTGGCTATCCAATAGAAGATGATAGTATTATAAAAATTACAGACATCAAACTTGCAAACGAACTTTTGGATATCATTTACAACAATGGAGAGAAGAAGTATGAAAACTCAAGAAGTAAGGAGAAATCGACAAAAAAGAAGAAGAAATAAAAAGTAGGGAGAAAATCATTCACTATGCTTTTTAAGGACAACACACCAAGTGCAGCAGCTTTTGCCGAACAATGTTGTAGGAAAGCAGATAGCCTGGCTGAATGCCGACAAAGTGACGAAGCGCGTCGGACCGGACAAGGACGGATATTGGCAAGTGGTCGAAAAAACGGATTGATTTTTTCTGGAGGGAGCGCAGTTTGCCGCCTGCCCGCTTCATCCAGCCTTCAAAAAACATCCCTCCCATAGAATACTGGACAGCATACGGACCGGCAGCAATCTACTGGCTGTATGCTGTTCCTCTTTTGTCTTTTGTTCCGACTTTTCCGTCGGTCGCTTGTTTCCGCTGCCGTCGGCGTCCATTGCACAGACGTGAAAGGGGAAAGGTTTTCGGGCTGAATACCCTTTGCTCGCAAAGAAAGATTCAGCCCGAAACGGCGCAGCTGCCCGACCTTTCCACTTTCAGAAAAGTCTGTGCTAACTTCCATGGACGGTGAGGGAACAGGCGACCGCGAAATGGTGGTCCTATTTGGAGTACGTGCCGTTCCCACTTCTCCTTGTCATCAGCTTGTCCATATCCTCGGAGATTTTGTCATCGGTCACTTTGGCATAGCCTTGCGTGGTCCTGATGTTCGTGTGCCCCATCATCTTGCTGATGCTCTCGATCGGCACACCTGCCGAAAGCGTCAAGGTTCCGAACGAATGCCTGCTCGCATGATAACTGAGATTCTCTTTCACACCTGCCAATATCCCTATCTCGTGGATGCAGTACCAAAGCCTGTTCCGGTTGGGTAGAGGGAATACCGGTCTGCCGTCATCGGTTGTATTGTACAGCGACAAAATTTGTTCGGTTACGGGGTGTAACGGTATAAAGGACTCGACATCGGTTTTCTTCCTGTTGATACGGATGAAGCGTCTTCCGTCCGCGGTTGTTCCGATATGCGAGGGGTAAAGCCGTTTTACATCGACATAGGACAGCCCCGTGAAGGCTGAAAAGATGAACGCCCTACGGGTAAGCTCCTGCAATCTCTCCGGCATGGGCTGTTCCATGATCCGTTGCAGTTCCGCCCTGCTGATATGCTTCAGCTTATAGTCGGGCTTCTTTTCGTATGGGACGTCGGCAAGCGGGTTGAAGCGGATAACCTCCCTGTCCACGGCAATATAGACAAGCCTGTTCAGCCATGTAAGACAGTGGTTGATATGTCCCGCCCCGCAATCTTTGGATTTCAGGTAGAGCTTATAGCCCCAGCCGAAGTCTTCGGTAATATCCTCAAAGGCGATATCCCGCATACCCAGCGACAGCAGGTACTCGTGCAGGTATGACTGTGAGGATTTGGACTGGCGGTAAGAGGAAGTGGAATTTATCACTTCGGAACGGATTCTCAACTTTTCCCGTTCCTCTTCCCCGGCTTTCAGCAATGTGACCGGAACGGTAGCCACGCAGGTAATCTCGTTCTTCAGCATTTCTGCCGTGACCATGCCAGCATCCTTCAACAGCTTGTCATATGAGGTCTCTATTCTGGAGCGGAGTGCTTCAAGGAGGTTATTCGTCCTTGCATCCCTGACCTCTCCGGTCTTGGCTTTCCAGTCTTTGGGATTGCAGTAATAACCCGTGGCAAACACGCTGTTCTTGCCGTCAACGGTGACACGGCACATGATGGCGGTAGTCCCGTCCGCTTTAACCTTACTACGGTTGATATAGTATAGAGTTTTGAATGTACTTCGCATAATTGAATCGTTTTTAAGGGTTAGAGAACAAGTTTCAGATCCTTTGTCGCCTCGATGTATTTGTCCATGTCCTCGAAAAGTTTCTTAGGGGTTACACGGGCGTACACCTGGGTGGTCCTTATATCCGCGTGACCTAACATCTTGCTGACAGTCTCGATAGGTACACCGTTTTCGAGGGTCATGAGGGTCGAGAACGAGTGCCGCCCCATGTGGTAGGACAAACGTCCCTTGATACCGGCTTTTATTTTGATGCTCGTCAGGCACCATTTCAGGGCTTGGTACGGAATTACGGGAAACAATGTGGCCCGTGTTTCGTCACGGTATTTCTCGATAAGGGCTATTGCTTCGGGCAGCAATTTCACCCGGCTCAGTTGGCCGTTCTTCCCCCTACGGTATTTCAGCCATAGCGCACCGTTATCGTCCCTTGAGAGATTATCGGGCGCAATAGCTACGACATCCACGTACGAGGTTCCGGCATAACAGGCGAAAAGGAACATGTCCCTGACAATGGAGTGTTCCGGGCGGCATCCGGTAAGCTCTATATCCCGTATCTTCTCAAAATCCTCCTTGCTTAACGCTCTTGGAGCTGTTTCCTTCTGCTTGGGTAATTTGTAGTGTTCAAAATAATATTTGTCTGAATATCCCTCCTTGAAGGCTATGCGGCAGATCTTCTTCAGGATAGCCAGGTAATGGCGCACTGTCTGGACGCCCAGACCTTTCTCTATCACGACAAATTCCTGAAATTCCCGGATGAACTGCTCGTTGAGCTGGCAGAAAGCCAAGTCGGATACCTTGAACCTGCCGCTGACGAAATCTGCGAGACGGTTGCGGGTGTAAAGGTAGTTGGGCAAGGTGCGGTGAGACACATCGATGCCCACACGTGCCCTGATTTCCTCGATATGCCTGTCGAAGAGTTTGAACAGTGTCATCTGCGTGTCCTTGCTACCTTGAAAGGCTTCCTTGACTGCCGTCGCATCAAAATCGGTCTTTCGTTCCAAAAGGGAGTCGAACGCAGAGTTTACAGCCAACAGCAGCTTGTCGATTTTTGCGTTGACTTCCACTGCCTCCTTGCTCTTGCCGTTCAGACGGCTTTCACGGGGATTCCACAGGTCGGGAGTGCAGGAGAGCTTGCAGCTGAACTGCGCCATCGTTCGGTTAACGGTGATGCGTCCCATTATCGGGGCTTTGCCCGACTTGTCCAGTCCGCTCTTTTTGAGGTAGAGCAAAACCTTGAATTTTTCTACTTTCATAACGCTCATAATTTTAATGGCAAATTTACTTGTTTTATAAGCGTTCTTCGATATGCAAAACTATGACAATCAGTGTAATATATCGTTGTTTTAAATTATTTGATCCGCTCTTCGTTACCTTATCCCTGCCGGTAACAGCCCTGCTAACGATTTGGTAACTGAATATCCTCTACAAGCCTCGCTTTTTTGCTTTTCATTTATGTGGAAGAATATAGAAAAATAGCTAATTACCAACAAATTGCGTTGTAATTTCTTTTCGTTTCCATTATTCATACGACTTCTTTCTTTCCACATGGCCCGGCACACGTTCGCCACCACTATCACGCTATCGCACGGCATCCCCATCGAGACGGTCAGCAAGATGCTGGGGCATGCCTCGCTCACCATCACGCAGCTGTATGCCAAGATTGTGGACAAAAAGGTGATGGACGACATGGCACAACTCAAAGAGCTTTATGCCAACAAGGGCAAGGAGGGCGACAATCATGCAAGTAATCAATAAACATACATTATCAATATGAAGAAGAGACTTTTTGAACAGAATGCCCTGCAGGCGGCAGAATGCCTGACGGAAATGACAGATAAGGAGTATCTGCGCAGTGCGGACGTGACACGTATATTCTCTATCAGCAACTCCACGCTGAAGCTGCTGCGGACGAAGGGCGAGCTGCCTTGTTACCGCTTCGGGAAAACCTATCTGTACAAGCGCGAGGAGATAGAGGCGTGTCTGGTGAAAATCATAGCAGGAAAGGAGTGAGTATGGCTAAGCAGGGTTTCAGTTACTACAAGGCGGAGACGGACCGCTTTCAGGACATCAAGATAAAGCGCCTGAAGAAGAAGTACCGTTGTGCAGGGTATGCTGTCTATCAGTACGTGCTCAACGAGATTTACCGGGTGAGGGGCTACTGCCTGACGTTCACCGAAGACCATCTTTTCGACGTGTCCGAATATTGGGACATCGAGGAGGAAGAGGTGACGGCCATCATCGGCTACTGCGCCGAGATAGGGCTTTTCGACAACCGGCTGTGGCAGGAGAAGGGGGTGCTGACGGCCAGGAGCATACAGACGCGCTACATCGACATCTGCAAGGTGTGCAAGAAGACACCCGCCATCGAGGAAGACCTACGGCTGGTTGAAACGGAGAAGGCCGTCCAGGCGCCGGAACCGTTGCCGCAGCTTTTCCCGAGGGAAGAGTTGCCGCCGATGCGGATTATCCCGAAAGCCGAGGGAGGTGCAGTGCCGAAAGCCGTTACCGATGTGCCGGGAACCGCTGCGCCGGTGCCTGCCGTTCCGGCTGTAACCGCACAGACGGAAACGGGGGCAGAGGGCGTTGGGAAGCGGGTTCTGTCGGAGCTGGAAGCAAAGGAGGAGGAAGCGTTTCCGGAAGATTTCCAGAAATTTCCGGAAACTTCTGGAAACTTCTCAGAAGAATGCGACAAATCTATTAAGAGTTATGCTAATAAAAACTCCTCCTCAAACTCCCCCTCAAGGGAGGAGGAGGAGAGAGCTTCGCATTCTTCGGGGAAGGAGAGACTGCAGCTACTGTTCAGGTCGATGAGCATTGCCCCGGATGATGTCCGCTGGATAGGCACGATAGAGGGCATCGATACCGACGGCTCGCCGCTGTGGGCGCTGGCCGACGAGGTGCGGCAGAGCCGGGGCAGGCTCACGGTGTGCAGCTACCTGCTGCCTTCGCTTCGCTCGCTGGTGGCGGCGGGGCGGCTCACGGTAAAGCGGCAGGCGGCCGACACGTCCGAAGAATTGCGGCAGCTGCTGCGGCAGGTCAAGGTGCCGAGCTACGACCTCGAACGGGTGCTCGAGGCGGCGCAAGGGCAGGAGAGGGCGTTGCGCGAGGCAATCGACGAAGTGCGGAGGTCGAAGGGCAAGATAAACATGCCGGCAAGGTACATCCTCTCGAAGCTGCGGAAGGCGGTGCCTGCCAAGGCTTCGTGAGGGGGGAAGCCGGAGACAAAGTGCGCTCCCGGCGTGTGTGTCGTGAGCGAAAACAGTGGAAAAACGCTCATGTGGTACGCCTCATGAGCAAAAAAACATCGAAAATGACGAATGAACAACAGACGGCAGTCGCTCCGATTAGCGGCAAGTACTACCCTCGCAAGATGGCGCACGGGTGGTGTGTGGCACACCGCATCACGGCATGCGGGGCAACGATTGAGCGCTTCGGCGTGAAGTACCGGACCTATCGGGAAGCTTTCGAGCGTGCCGAGCGGATGAACCGTGAGGAAGCGGCGGCGGCGCTTCGGGCAGCGTCCGGAAACGGGAAGGAGATACGGCCATGAGCACGGAGAAGGTATCGACACTCACCCTGCGGCTGACAGCGGAGGAAGCGGAGCAGTTGGAGCGGCTGAAGGCGCTGGTGGGTAAATCTACCGGCAGCGAAGCGCTGAAATACGTGATGAAGGAGTATCCCCGTTTCTGTGCCCATTATCGGGAGGAAGCGAAGCAGCGGCGGGAGAGGGAGCAGGAGTTTACCGAGATGCGCCGCGCGTTGTGCGGTTATGTCGAGGCACTGCAACGGTTGCAGGCGGTGGCGTTGAGGGAGTAGTGCTGCCACCCGTCGTGTACGGAGCATCCGGCTCTTCGTCCGCCCCTGCCCCCAATGCACGCCGCCAGCCCGCAGGCGGGCACCCAGGCAGCACGCAAAGGGTGCAGCGGCTACGGCGGTACTCCGTCGCGGGCATAGGCAGGGGAGATGGTGTTGCCGCGCGGGCTTCCGGCTTCTGTGGCCGTGCCGCCTCCCCCTTTGGGATTGCTTGTACACGGCGGGGCAGGCCGCCCTGGGGCAGTGTTGCCGCGCTCTCGGTATCGTCGGGCCCGTCGCCCGCCGATGTTACGGCGACCGTATGCTCCAGTGGTATTGCCTTTTTTCTCTGCCGGGGCAGAAAAAAGAGAGAGGAGGGCGAGTTTTTATAACATAATAAGAATATTTTTCAGCCGGGCGCTTCGCTTGATTCCCGGCTGCGCTACGCTAAAAATATTCGCTATTATGTTAACAATACGCCCTTGCTTCTACGTCAGCGCTCCCTCCGGTCGTCAGAGCTGCCGTAATATCGCAGTTCCTCGCCCCCACGCCTGGGGTGGAGGCATCTCCCTCCGGCTTCGCCGGGCTGCATGCTCCCTGCGGAGCGTGTCTCTGTGCGCCGCCTGCCGTCCGGCCAAGCCTTGGGGTGTGTCCGCGAAGCGGCCAATACCTTTCCCACCGGCTTCGCCGGACGATGCCGGGCAGTCTGCACACATCTTTGCACACACATCGGGTAGTTATCGGGTACCCCTAACTATACTTATATATAGTCTTGGCCTGCAATCCGTGGCATTCCGTACAAAAAGACGTACCTTTACTGATGTAAATCAAACCTTTATGCTTATGACCTCCGACGTTTTCCGTACATCCCTACGCAACACCGACACCTGCCGTCCTGCATCCGGCATTGCCCGTCACCCTGCCGCCCGCCAGCTGGAGAACCGTTCCTACGGTTTCAAGGAGCTGGCCGTGCTCTACTTCCCCAACATCGCGCCGGCAAGCGCCAGCATCCGCCTGAAAGCCTGGATAAAGGACAGTCCCGAACTGCTGCAAGCCCTCGACGAAACCCACTACCACCTAACGGCCCGCGTACTGACACCCCGGCAGAAAGACCTGATAGCGGTTGCCTTCGGCTCCCCATTCTGACGTTCTGCCACTGCGTTTGCCGCCTATACCTTTATACAGTAACCCCAACCTTCAGCACGCTCATGACACAACCCGCTATCGTTTCCCAACCCATTGCAGCCGCCACTGCCGCAATGTCTACCGCCAATCTGCCGACGCTCCGTCTGGACTGTAACCGAAACGTCAACCTTATCGTAGTGCACTGCACCGCTTCCCGGTGCGACCGCCAGCTTACCCCGGAAAGCCTCGACCGCCTCCACCGGCAGCGGGGTTTCACCGCCTGCGGCTATCACTTCTACATCACCCGGGAAGGCACCGTATTCCCGATGCGCCCTCTCGATACTGTCGGCGCCCATGTGCGGGGCTTCAATGCCCACAGCATCGGCATTGCCTACGAAGGCGGTCTGCAGCCCGACGGGGCCGCCGCCGATACACGTACACCGCAGCAACGCGAAGCGCTGCGCTTCCTCATCCGGCAGTTGCTCGTTTTGTACCCCAAAAGCACCGTCTGCGGCCATCGCGACCTCAGTCCCGACCTGAACGGTAACGGCGTCATTGAGCCGCAAGAGTGGCTCAAGCAGTGTCCCTGCTTCGACGCCTCCACGGAATATGCTCCGCTTTGCGCCGAGGCCTTCCACCGCAACGGGTGACAGAACCGCACGAAAAACACACTCATCCGTACACAACCACACATAGCGGCCGTGGCTATTCCGCTGCTCCGTACCTTCGCCAGCGAACATTTAAAACGTGATACCGCTATGAAAACCGCTTTGAAATGGACACTCCGTGTCCTGAAATTCGTATTTACAAACGAGAGTTTCCGCAACTTCATCGCCTCCCTGCTGGGAAAACCGGGTGATAAAAAAGCTGGGAACAAGTAGCCGCCCGACGTGAGTTCCGGAGGAAGCCGCCCCATCACGGAGCGGCTTTTTCGTGCCCGGACAGTAGGTAACAACCGGTAACAATGGTAACAGCCCGTAACAGTCGGGGTAACAACCGGTAACAATCCGGCATATATCTGCACAAATCAGCACGCATCCTCATGAACCGCCCGACTTTACGCGCGTACATGCGTACATTTGTTCTGCTTCTCCACGATGGGGAGGCGTAACATATACATCAACCCTTTAACCCCTATTTTACCATGTCTGTATCCTATTCCGTATCAGCCCGCAAGAATCCTGCGAAACCGCAGGAAGCCCCCAAGTTCTACGCCCAGGTGCAAGCTACTGACGAATGTACCTTTGACGTGCTTACCCGTGCCGCTGCCGACCGTTCCACCGTGACCAGTGCCGATGCCAAGGCCGTGATGGACAACGTGATGAACATTGCCAAGGAAAAGCTGGCCAGCGGTCAGATTGTCCGTATCAACGACCTCGGCTCCTTCCGTCTGGCCATCAGTACCGAAGGCGTAGTGTCTGCCGATAAATTCACCGCTGCCAACATCAAGAAGGCGCGTATCGTGTTTGTTCCCTGCAAGGAACTGAAGGACATTTGCAAGACATTGTCCTACAAGAAAACTTCTACTGTTGCAACCAAAGGCCAAGGCGGCTCCGAGGACGGTGGAAGTGAGAATCCCGGAGGCGGTGGAAGTGATGGCGACCAGGGCGAGAATCCGTTGGGCTAA